TTTCTTGAATACTAGAAGTGAGCCATAGTAATTAATCAAGCCTGTAATCTTGTCTGTGCCCAAAGGTTTTGCTACATCTGAAACAGTCCAAGTAGTTGGCGTAGCAACATTAGACCAGTACAAAGTAAGTGGTTCAGCGATAGAGCCTGCAATAAAAATACGGTCTTCAAATGACTCAATTATATTACCACGAGGTGCTTGTGAGATTGCCGAGAAAGATGTACCATTAAAACTAAAAGTTGGCTCGTAAGCATTTCCCCCGTACATAACATCGTCATATACCAAGAAACCAAACTCTGCCCCAATGGTGTAAGAATTAAATAGAGTGTGAATACCAGATTGTGCCCCTGTGGTATTAATCGCCGCACCACCCGAAGTAAGTGAAAGTTGAAAAGCATCTGCTGTGAGTCCTGCCGAGATAACAAAATACACAGTTCCTGCAACTATACCCGTTGGTAATGCACCTGTAGTGGTAAATGATACAGTAGAACCTAGTATTAAGCCATGAGCCGTCCTAGTAAATACACCAGGAGTTGCAATAGTCATAGTAACAGTCCCCACCGAAGTTAAATCCTCCCACAGTGATGTTACGGTGTTATATTTTTGCAACTTTGTACCCATCGCTCGTATGAAGAAAGAAGTACCATCTTTTTTCTTGTAATTAAACAAGGAATGACACAAAGTAGTTTCAGTTGCACCAAAAAGAGATACGCCTGTATCTTTGGAAAGATAACCTGACTCAATAAAATTCATATTGATTGGAACACTTCGCCCCCTAGAATCATCAACATCAATTTGCTTGACTAAGTTGTCGTATATGTTTACAAAATTATCTTTTCGTATTGGCATGATTAGAAATAGTTAGGACTTCCACTAAATGAATTATCGGATACAAGTAATTGCTCGGTAAACATTTGCCCACCTCGTTGATTTTCTTCCTCGTAATTTGATTGAGCACTTGATTTTTTGACCAACTCAAGTTCGTATTTGTCTGTGTAAAACTTACTCATTTCTGTGTCCTGTAAGTCCTCGAATGCACGAAAGAGTATTCCATATATAATTAGCTCGTGCAAGTAAGAATTTAGTGTCGATGTACTTCCATTTGTGAGAGTAGCGAGTGTTGGATAGTATTTAATTATTATACTTGCCTGTGTGGTAGGATATACTTTAATTATACCCCCTTCCACCGTAACAGACTGACTCAATGTTTTCTTTTGGAAGTCAGCTATTGACAATTCTGGGAAAAAGTTGTTTCCCGTTGAATCGTAAGCATCGCCATACAGAGTGCCAAAAGTTGCAGGCAAAGTACCTACACCAGAAGTCATAGCTATTGTAGCAGTAGTTATTTGGTCATTAGTAAATGTTCTCTTTTTAATATCATCTTGGGCAAGGTTTGCGTAGATTAATATTGTTTCATCAGTAAGATTCTCTGTCGTTGTCTCTAACAGTTTTGCTCTAGCTAATGCGACTATTTGGTTTGTTGTCATAATATTTTGCGTTCGTTAATAATTTACCTATCTTTCCCCCTATAAAGGAGGAAAGTAGATACACTATATGAACTGTTGCGATTAAGCAAGAGTTGCACGTAGAACTGCACCAAGCTGACGATTTCCTGAAAAAATCTTACGTCCGTAAACGAGAAGACCTTTACATGTTGAAATGAAAGAATTTGGGTCAGCTTCACTTGGAATAACTGAAGTTTTCATGATTTGTAGGGCAAAAGAACAATATTCTTTTGTACCAGCAACGAACCAGTAACCTGTAGTGTTATCACCTGAAATTAATTCAGAAGTGAAGATTTTGAAACCAGCGATTGTNCCAATAAGTCCTTTCTCTATTACACTATTGTAAGAAGATTGAACTGCTGGGATAAACTCGGGAGCCTGTAGAAGTAAACCTTCGAATTGAGAGTTTACAACTAGGAAACGTCCTTCTTTTGGAGCAAGAGTTCTACCAAGAGCTGTACGTATTGCAACGATTTGTGCATATATGTTAGACTTTGTAAGAGCGATTGCAACTGCACCTGCGATAGAGTAAGTAGCACCTGCACTAACTAGACCACCTGTGTAAACAGCATTGTCAAGGTCTTGTATAGTGATAGATGTTCCTGATGCGAAAGCAGTAACGATGAAAGATTTAGCGATAGTAGCACCATTAACAACAGTTGTAATTGTTGGAGTTGTAAAGATACCGCCAACCATACCTGCTGTGAAAACTGTAGTTGTACCTGTAACTACACCTGTAGTAGCTGCAATAGCAACTGTACCTGTAGCATAAGCTGTACCAACCATACTTGCTGCACGAACACCCTTACGCATGTAAGTCAAGAGGTCTGTGTCAATAAGTTCTGACATATCCATCTTTGTGTTACTAGCGTAAGTTGAGATTGCATTGATGTCATTTTGGAATTTATCTACATCGTCAACGCCGAAAGCGAAGTAATGCATTTGGTCGATTATTAGGTCTTCTGATGTAGGTGTAAGTTCTTGTTTGACAAGTTCCATACCTTTTGTGTAAGCTGAAAGAGAAATTCTTCCTGCTGTGCGAACACGAACACGGTCACCTGAATCTTTAATACTACCTTCGTAGTTAGTATTAGTGATACTTCGGTAAAGTGTATCGTTGTAAAGCAACTCAACCAATTTAAGTGAGAACTTAATAGGTGTGAAAGCTGCCATTACTGGAGTTATAATTTGTGGCATAAATTTGTAATTTAAATAATTTAATAATTTAGTAATTTATGTAGACTCCTATAAAAGACTTTTAGTTTTTATATTTTACCAGATTCTAAATCGTTATTGTATTCTTTAGAAAACTTCGCAAATTGTGCGGGGTTATCTTGTGCCATTCTAGTCCAGTCCTCAAGAGAACGATTAGTTTGGGGAGTTTTATCTCCAGAGGTTGCCCTCTCTGTTTCAATACGATTTAGTTTAGCTGTTTCTTCCTTAGCTCCAATAGCCTTTGCTTGGTCAAATAGATAAATCTTTGCAACATCATCTAATATGTTTTCGATGTTTTGTGGAACATTGTTAACATTGTAGTATTTGTTTTTAAAGTCATTTCTATTCTCGGCAAGTTCTGGGTATTTTAAAGATATATTGGTGAAGGCATCGTTCCAAATTTTTTCGTTGTAATTAGATTTAGCGAAGGCAATAGCAGGGTCATTGTATATCTCCTCTTTGGCTCGCTTTGTAATCTGGTTACTATACGAAATTAAATTCTTCTGTGCTTCTTCATCAAGGTCTTCGAAACCAGGATATAGATTGTCTACATGTTGTTCAACTTCTTGTGGTTGCTGAACATTGTTTTGTCTTTCTGCCAAGAGTCTTTGATTTTCAGCATAAAGTCGCTGTGCTTCTTTAGCTGATTCGCTGAACTTGGTCTTGTAATCTATTGCAGGTGTGACATCCTGAAATGTAGTATTTTGGTCACTACCACCATCCGTTCCATTTTCTAGTTCTTGAGAGTTGGCATTGTCTACGTTCTCAATTTCCTTGTTAAAGGAGTTTGGGTCATTTTCCATATTTGTTTTGTGCCGTATTTACTGAGTAAATGTTTGGCATATTAATTATTATACTTATTCAGCTGCTTCTTGTACTACTTCTTCTGCGACTACCTCTACTTCTACTGTTTCTTCATTTCCCATAAAATTATTTATTACTTAAATTATTAATTGTCCTCTCGACATAAGACTTTTCAACTAACGGACCATTAAGGAACGCTTGTATCATTTTAATGAGTTTAACTTCTGCCTTTCTGAACGCTGCATCTTCTATCGTAAGGTTTACTGCTGTTAAACGTGAAACTGCCATATCCAATTCATTTGCCAAAAATATTTCAACATCACCGTCTGTAAGTTTTCGCCCCGAAAGTGATATTTCCCAATCTCTGTAAGTTGCCTTTTCCTCCTCGTTTAAATCTGAGAATGAGTCAACTCCTATTTTTTTTAAATAATTTTCTAACATATTTATTACATTCCAGTTAGGGATAATTTGTTGGTATCGGCAATACTATCTTGTGGATTATTTGCCTGGTCGGGTGCTTGTACTGGGTCTATTGGTTTTCCGTCAGGACCGATTTGTGGCATTATTGGTGGCTGAGCCTGCTCTGCCTGCATTACTGCATCAATTTCCTCCTCTGTCCAGTTAACCAGTTCAAGTGTCTTCTTGTTTGCAATATCTTGTGCCGCCTTGTTATTAGGAAACACATTCTTGACATACTGTATCTTCTTTAAATCAAAGTCGCTGGCTGCATCTCTTTCTGCCTGCAATTCAACCTTGACCTCAAATCCTTGTGGTTGAATCCAATCGCTCGGAGCAACATCTTTTGAGTAATAATTACCATCTCCACCCTTCTTGTATATCATAATAGAAGATGTAACATTACTTCGGAACAACTCGTAGAATAAAACTCCTAATTGCTTCCAAGCCCTGCGATAATTTTTGGACACAACCTGATTTCTGCCCTGTGACTGAGAGAATGATAGTTGTACTTCGCCCAAAGTAGAGTTTCCTTTTGGCTGCTCACCCCGTTCTAGTGGTGTTTGAGCCAAAGATGACTGAATCAAGTCTTTTAACCAAGTTATAGTAGGCATTGTGTCTGAAAGTGGCTGTATATCCATCTGTTTGACAATTTCTGACGGATTACCTGGAACTCCATACATTCCGAAAGGTTTTGCATCAAAAGAACGAGGTTGAAATGTGCCATTTTTGGTGTCAAAGAAGTACATTCCAAAGTTTCGGTATGTTCTATTCTCAAGGTCTTGAGAAATATACATATTTGTAACCTTGTTGAAAGTTCTAACATTGTCGGCAATACCATCTGACCAAATATCGTTTAGGTCTGGGTCTGATGCCCAACTAACAATAGGAATTTTGGATATACCAATAGCCTCCTTGAGTGTTTTATTGCAAAGAACAATAGAGTCAGTAGCTATAATTATCAAATGACGTACAAATTTCTGCTCCTCCTTGTTCCAAATCAACTTATATGATTCATTGATTTCAATAAGAACATCAGATGCCTTGTAGGTGTCAAAATTAGATACCCCAAGATTTTGCAATCGCTCATTTCTTTTTTCGTAAGATTCAAGGTCTGTTGCCGCCTGTATAATGCCCTGCTTAGAATCTAAGAATGTCTTGAGTTGATTTTTTGCCTCCTGAGAGTAATTTTTGTTTGCAAGTATCTGGCGAAGTGAACGATATATATGTGTGTGAATAACATAACTAGCAGTCTCGAGGTCAAGTGGATTAACACGAGAGTCCAATTCAATATCGTAAGGGTCAATGATGTCAATAAATACATCATTTCGTGTAACTCCTATTTTTTTGAATGAACGCCCCTGCAAACCACAAACCTTCTTGTCGAGGTTATCAAGAATATCCAAAGATAACTTGTCGTAGTAGTAAGCATAAATCTCGTTGAATAACATCTCGGAAGTTTTTGCCGCACTACCTCGGTCTCTAGCCTCGAATGTTAACTTTGGTGCTTCATCTATCTTGGAAATCCAAGTTTGGATAGTATCTCTAACAATCGGAATATTTATAGGCTGTCGTTGCGTAAGCCTGTTAAGAGACACCTTATCCCTGTAGAGTGCGTAATTCTCGTTCCACTGGTTAAAACGCCTCTCCTTGAAATTAACAGATTCTTGTTTCTCCCGTATGTGTTCTGAAATTATAATATCGTTTTCCATAGTTTAATATCCTTTTTTAGCTTTTGTACTTTTTGTGCTTTTTGTACTTTTTGTACTTTTTGTGCTTTTTGTGCTCTTTATTTTTTTCATGCTAGCTTTTGATTTAAATTAGTCTGATTAATATTTTTATTATATCATACTATTTAAATCTTGTCAAGTGCTACATTCCTAGTTCTGGGTACATAGACTCCACACCCTGTGTTTGGTAAGACCTCGTGAACTGATTTACATGAATTGGATTCTGCGGTATTTGGTGCACTGCCAACGCCAACGACATAATACGGTCATCGTGCTTGCCATTAGGAACTCGTATTGTTGTCGTGCCAGAATCAGTAAGCTCGTAAGTCATCGATTTCAACTCGTCAATGAGCACCGAGTCATTAGGTATCTTAATACGGTCTTGCTCGAGCTGTATTTGCAAATTTTTGAGCAAATCGGTTCGTGTAGACTTACTAAAACGAAATGGCTCAATATTAAGCCCCCTCGCATACAAGTCATCAAAGACAGGCTCACCCACCCCAGTAGAGTCAATAATAATACGCCCCTTGTTGTATCTCAAGTAAGCATTTTCAATACGAGCTTTTTGCAGGTTGTAATCCATCTGGTTAAATGAGTCTTGCTTGAGTATGTGGAAGTCATTCAAGTTAAATGGTGTAATAACGGTGTAGTCATTGTATTTTGCCAAGTCTACCCCTATTTGATATAGAGCCATATCTTTTGGCTTGTAGTCCTCGACGATGTAAATATTCTCGTCCACACGACGAAAGAATCCAAGCCCACTATCAAGGAATTTGCAAAAATATTCCTGGTTAAAGACATCTTGTGGCATTTCTCGCTTGGCATCTGCAAGTGCCTCGGCAGGCAACGCCTTAGTGTCATCTACGGTGAGAGTTTCAACAAACCACTTAGGGTCATCTTTGATAGATTGCATTAAATCCCACGCATGGTTAGTTCCACGAGGTGTCATAATAAATACTGCCCACCCCTCGTTCTCACGTAAAATTGGCGAAATAAAATCCCAAACCTCCTTTTTCATGAGAGAATACTCAGAGAAAACAACACCAATAGGGTTAGTTCCCACAATACGGTCAATATTATCTGCCCCAATCAGTTGTAACATTGAGCCGTTTATGAGTTCAATTATCATATCTGACTCATTGACTTTCTTTATAATTTCTTTTGGAAAGTGTCCTAAAAGTTTAAATCCTGCCTTATCAGAACCTTGCCATACAACTTTACGAGCCTGGTTATATGTAGGGAGTGCGTAATAATATACACCAACTCTTTCCATCATTCTTTTGACTAAATTAGCAATAACAGTTTTATCTTTCCCACTACGTCTGTGCCAAACAACAAACATTCTCTTAATACCACTATCCCATGCCCTCAAAAGAGGTATTTGATAAGGACGTGGAGTAAATTTATAAGGTAGTTGTACTGATTGTTCTGTTGACATTTGATTTTTCGTATTCTCTTAATTTTATAATATTACAATTAGCACATAATATGCTACTGCTCTCGTATTTCATCATTTAATATATTTTGAACCACTTCATTACTTATCTTAATAGGGTCAGCATAAGAGATACTTTCAATCTTAATATCGTGGTTGAAATTCTTGTCCTCAATAACTTTAGTCGAGTAGCCATCGTCCTTGCCCAGCGTGGTAACAATTAACTTAGACACATCAACAACAACTTTGAGCTTGTCGATGTTAATTTCCTCCACCTCAGTTCCGTCCTCCAACAACTTCATGGAAGTATATTCCATATCAAGTGCCCTCGACAAGTTTCTTTCCGCCTTCGAAAACATAGACTTTCGCTTGAGCTTGGCTTTACGGTCAATGAACCATTTAATGCCATTGATAACAAGTGCAGTGTTGGGCGAGTACCCAGCCTCCGTCGCTGCCTTCTTTGCGTTAGGCTTTCCCTCCCTGAAACCCTTAACATATAATTCCCAACATATTTCCTGCCTCGGGTCGGGCAAAAATCTCGATGCCCCATTAGGATTTCGCTTGAAATTGCCTGTGTAAGATTTTGGCACTAATTCACCCTCTTCGTTATATTCCATGTCTTCCTCCTTGATAGGAAGAACAACAGGTTCTAGTATATCTTTTTTTTCCATATTATTTC